TGTTATTGAAACATCTTCGGGTTCAAGATTTTTCTTGAATGACATTTTTGAACCCCTTTAAAAATCGAGTTTTACTTTGATTAACGCTTCCCTTGATCTGGATTTTAGAATTGGTTTACTTAATTTTGCTATAGCTAACAACTCATTATCAGAATTATATAATCCAACACTTGTAACATATGTTTTTGGTTCAGGCGCAAACGCTGTAATTATTTCTTTTCTACCAGCAACTGATTCTGTATAATAAGTTTCATTAGTAGTAGCATTAAATTCTTTAGAGGTAGCTCTAACAAAATAATGACGAGATGTTATTTCTTCTTGTCTTTTCATTTGAAAATATGCTCCACCAACAATACTATCAAATATTTGTCTATTATTCTGTCCATCTGCATTTGACGCTACAGCTGTAGTTAAAAGTAATGGTGATGTTGCCAGTTTAACTGGATTTAACATTATAAGTCCCAATTTTGGATAAAAAGTTCCATAAGACCCATAAGTTGCAGATTCAGCAGTTGCCGCTGTTTTAATAGTTGTTCCACCTACCAATGATCCACTAACAACATTATATTCTGGTAAAAAATTTCTTTGATTTGCATTACCACCTTTATTCGCAGAAGAATCATCAATAAGTTTTATTCTATTAGCACCACTACCAAGCCAAAGTTCCCAACCACCAGGTTCTATTTCTTCTCTAATTCTTGCTCTATTAAGAGACAACGCATAAATTTGTCCTACATCTGATTTACCACTAAATGTAAATTTTGTAGTTTGTGGTGGATTAACTAAACTATTAAATTGACCCCACACTGCCGCTGAAGTTCTATCACCAGTAGCTCCAACTGTTCCTAATGACCCACTTCCTTGATAGTGACCATACGCAACACCAAATTGTACAGACGCTGAAGCGTTAGTAGATGGATTATATTTGTAAACATCTAAGGCGTAATCACCAGTACTTCCACTCTGAATAGATGAAGTATAAAATGTAGTAATTGACGATGCTCCATCTTGCCAAACACCAGATGTTACTATAGCAACATCATGTACTACATCTTCTGTTGTTAAAGTTTTATAAAACGCCGCCATATTTTAATCTCCTATATTAAGCTTCCGGTTCCCAATCATAATCATCTACTGATGGTTGTGGTGCGTCTGGTGGTGTGTTAGCCGCTACATCTTTCTTAACCGTAATAGCAATTACCTTAGATAAACCAGAAGTATTACCTGTTATAGTAACTGTTGTTGTAGCTTGTGCATTAATAGGTTTAGCTACTAAATTAACTGATTTAGCAACACGACTTTTGCCTGTTAAGTTAGATTGGAATCCAACAACATTTAAATTTTCAATTACAAATGTATATGTTTCTTCAGGTGCACCTATAGTAGTGGGTGCAATTGCAATAGTTGTTAACGCTTCTACACTTGTATAATTTTCTTGGTCAACATTAAGTTTTGCACCAGCTAAAGTTTGATTCACTAAAAAACTCCTAAAATTAGCTCTATTAGGAGTAGCTTCTAATAGTGAAATATTTTCAATAACAGTACCATATGAATCCGATCCATTTGGATGTGTTACATCATATAAAGTATAATCAACTTCTTCATCACTTAGAGCAAATTTAGTAATTTTAAAATTTCCACCTTGTGATAAAATCTGACGACCTCTTTTTGTTAAAATAGCATCAACTGTAATCGTTGAATTATCTAAAAATCCCATATTATAATCTCCAAAGATTTAATTGTGTATATAACTTTTCTAAAAATAAATATCTAAATTCTAAATTTTTATACATTTTAATTATCCTTCATTTTCAACAACTTCCAACTCAGAAATACCAACATCCACTGGTACCGCAACTGTCGGTGCAGAAATTCTTACAATTACAGGTAAATCACCATCAGTTGTTGTATTCTTAGTTTGTTTAACACCTTCAAAAAAAGACCTATTCCACGCTGTTATATATTGATATTCCGGATCCAAATCCGTTGTTGCTAATGATTTAGATGAATAATAATTTATAAATGCATCAGGATTATCAAGTCTTTTAACAGTCCACGTTGAATATTTTAATGGTATATGTGTTTCTGTAGTACCACTTCCTGAAGTTAATCCAAGATATGTTTTTTTATAATCTTCAGTTGTATTATAATAATATCTATATTCTCGATTATTTACAGATAATCTATTATTTAATATAACAGCACCAGTTGCTTCTTGAAATACCGAATCTGGGCCGCCGAATTTAGCAGAACCTGAAACATATAAAGTTCTATCTTCATATCCATTATTATACATACCATCTTTAAACGCAAATTTATATAAGGATGGTGATCTCCACAAATCTGATTCAACTGTTCCAGTATAATTTCGATATTCAGTACCTATTGTAAGTACCGCACTACCTGAATCTGTATTATCAACTTGTGATAAATTAATTGTTTTTTCATATTTAGGTTCTGTAGAACTTGGGTTATTTCTTTGAACTGGTGATTTAGGCCTTTCAAATATATTACCCTCAATCAATGTTCCCATATGAGTTTTTGCTCGAGCTGGAACTAAATGTTTTAATTGTTTAAAAAGTGCTTGGTCATAATATTTTATTAAACGCATATAATCCCAAAAATCATTATTGTCTTTATATTTTTTAAAATATTCATTAGAAATATTTTTAAGTTCTCTATATTCAGATTCAAATCTATCTCTTGGATCACCAATATACTGATTAAAATCTAAATCACTCATTGCAAAAATTATATCTTCATTTACTGCATCAACTGGTGAAAAATAAATTCCAAGTTTTGGTGAGTCTAACGGTGAAAAATCATTTGAACTATAATCCCACCTATTTACTCTACTAAGAGATGCACCTGAACCTGATATAAAATTATTTTCAATTCGTATTTTATCAGCTAATCTTCTGTTTGGGCCATAATTTGGAACAAAAGTTTTTGTTTTATCTATTACTGAATGAAAGAAATTTCCTGTGAATCCATGTGCACTACCACTTTGCATATACGATTGATCTGCACTTGAATCTCTAATATCTATGTTTGAAGATAAATCACTATCATCATTCAATGAATATCTTAATACCAAATCAGTATATGACGCTGACGGATGGTTTCCATTAAATGATTTTGGAGCCGCAACATGATTATCAAACGCTTCTTCTTTCAATGGTGAATTCCAATATCTAAATTCCATCATTGAACCACTAAATCTTGATGCATTAAAAATTGCAGAACCCGTTCCACTCGAATGTCCACCAACATATACAGTTCCACTACCCGTCCATGCTGCATTGTAAGATGACGAAACTGTGTGGTTTGTTGAACCACTTACTATTAAATTAGATTTAGAAGAATGTATAATTCTATCAACACCAGAATCATATTTCTTTACAAATAATTCATAATTAAAAACATCTGTTATAGTATCCGTATTAGCAGATGTTTTTCTTACAGATACATCATCCCAATAAACTACAGATTCTGGTTTTTCATTTCTAAATTGTATACCAAGTTTTGATGTATTTGGAAATTTTACTGTTTTTTGAACTTGAACTTGTTTCCATTCGGCTTCATCTACCCCAATTTTTTCAGATGTTTTAGTTCCACCATCTTGTAGCGTATAAAGTGTTTCATCATCCCAATTAACAACATTTTCATTAGAATCTAATTCATAAATTCTTAAACTTACTACTGAATCAACCTTGCTCGCTGAAGCTTTTGCAAACGCAGAAAACATAACAGTATCAAATTGTGATACACTTGTTACTGATGCGTTGTAACTTGTATTAACAGGGTCATCTTTAAATAATAAAGTATATGATGCATCATTTTTTGAAGTATTAGTATGTTTTATAGCTTTTGTTCCAGTTCGAACTCCAATAGGTTCAATTGATGAACTTACTATTGCTAATGTACCATTTACCGCACTATCTGTATCTGTTAAAAAAGGCGGATTAAATAAAGAACCTGTTTCAAAACTTGGATAACTAAATAATTGTTCACCCATTTTTGTTTTTTTCAACATTACTGAATAAAATTCATTATCATAAACTGGTAATTGAGAAGAAGTTATTTCTTGATATCCACTATCGCCTGATAACATAAAAGCTACACTTCCATAATTATCTGTAGAACCATTATCTTTTAATTTAATAGCCCATTTTGTATCTTTCTGAACTAATATTTGATCAGAACCTGTTGGGGATTTAAATCTAAATTCTACTGTATCTGGTTTCCTACTACTATTAGTATCATTTACCCACGTTGTTCTTATATACTGTGAACTTCTAAACCCTAATGCTTTTGTAAATTTTCTTGTTATTTCAAAATTAGCTTTATTATTCTTTTTTTGTAACCCACCATATTCTCTTACTCTAAGAATTGTACTTGGAATACCATAACAACTCAATATTCCTTTTAACGATGTAATGGTGCCTTTTGTTTTTAACAAAAATGGCATACTCGATATTAATCTTTTAGTTATCTCTTTAGAAATATCCCCCTCACCTGGAGAATCAAGTGAACCAGAAGTATACAACGAATATGAAGTTCCACTTAATTTTTGACCAAATCCAACTCTTTCTAATCCGAGTAAATCCGTACCATCTTTTATATTCCAACCAAGTGATTGTGCTAAACTGAATACTAACTCTTTAGAAAATCCTTTTGATAAATCATTTTGTCTATCAGTTATGTCCGATAACGCTTTAGTATATGTCCAAATTACATCAAAGTGATGACCCATCATATCAATAAAATCTAAAAATTGCTCATTTCTCACATCATCTTTAACGTGTGCTGGCAATAAATTAACCAATCTATTTGGATTTTCTTTATCATATAATGAAGCACTATATAATTGACCAGTTTTATCTACCGTTGAACCATACCAACTTGTAAATAAACTATTTGAAGAACTAACAGGTTTATATGGATCAAAATAAGTTCCACTACCTGTTTTAGGCCAAGTTGTATCAAAAAATTCACCCATAGAACTTGATTCATAAGAAGAACTTATATTATATAAATATTTTTCATAATCATCAAAATTATTTTTAGTATCTCTAATTCTATCATCCCACATCTTTAAATCTGCATTAGCATTTGTAACACCAACTAAAGATGAACTTTCTTGTGTATAAGTTTCAATTTTCTCTATTTTATATTTAAAATTCTTTAATCTCTTTTCTGCCGAAGAAAAATTTACATAATTATCATAATTAGTATAATCAATATTTAATTCAGTTGGATGTAAACTACCTGTTAAAAATTTATCTTCTATTTCCTTTTTAAGTTTACTGTCTGTAGATGTTAACTCAGAATAACTTTTGAATGTAGTTGAACGATTTGTTACAGGAGAATCAACTTGTGATGCATCTGGTTTTCTTAAAACTAAAACATCTTCATCTTCTTGATCGTATGGAACTAATTCAATTGTTTTTGTAAGTTCAGGTAACATTTCTCTGACTACAAATGTTTTATCTTTCTCTTCTATATCGTCTGATAATGGTTCATATAATTTATAAATAACAGAATATGGTATCTCAGGAAAAGTAGTTATATCAGTTTTTGTATTGGTAACTAATAACAAATTATCATCACCAAAATGTAAATAAGTATTTAAATCTCTTTTATCTAAATGTTTATAAGATATTGTCCACGAATCAAAACTATCTTGTGGTTTCTTCATTGATGCATATGGTTGTAATCTTTTTTCAAATGCATCCCAATTTTGGTTTATATGAATTTTATTACCATCTACTTTTGTAATACCCGCAATAAAAGGTTTGTAAACTGGAATTACATCAAGGTCATTAACTCTTATAGTAGTCTTTTTCATTTCAAATTCAAGAGTATAAGTATGAGCTGGGTCTTCATCTTCAGAAGGTATAACTTCTAATTTTACCAAAAGTCCACCAGTAACTTGTTTTGGTTGTCCTGTCATTGAATCAGTACCAACTGATTCTAAATCAGTTCCAACAATTGTAAATTCAATTGGAGAAAGTGCTGCTTGAGTTTCAGTTTTCATAACTGCAAAAGAACCAATTTTATGTAATGTCCAAATAATCTGACTATCTACAGGTAGTGATAAAGGATCACGTAAATCCTCTGAAAGTGTTAATTTTATTGGAATATCAGAAAATCCAACATATTTTCCTTCAACATTGCGTAAACCACTTACTACTCTAATAGCACCAGGTTTTGTTTCAGTAGCCGCTGTTTTTAATATTTGTGGTATTGTTATATATGATGCCATATTATTTAACTTGTAGTTTCAATACACGCTGGTAAGTGTAATGTATTTTCTTGATTATTTTGATTAGTTATACGTAATTTAACATGATAATGACAATCTTTACTTCTCAATCTAATTTTAACAGTTCTACCTGCTTCATTATCCGCTTTAAATTCAAGTGGAGTATTAGGATCAGCATCTGTATTTAGAATATCTAAATCTTGATTTGTTACTGCTTTCCAAGCTGTGCCGTAGTAATGGTTGCGCGCACTATCATCTTTATCATATCCACCAAATATCCAATGATATGTAGTTGCTGTATCTGGTTTAATTGAATTACTTTTCAATACAATTACAGGTTTTTTATCAAAATCGCTCCGATACTGAAATGCTGGTGGTTTTAAAAAGTCATCACCTAAATTTGTAATTGCAGAAATACTTTCATAACTCACATTTCCTGGTAATTTATTTTGTGATAAATTACGATAAACTCCAGTCATATCTGTTGGTAACTTACCATCTTTAAATGTTTCAAGTATTTTTACAAAATGTAAATCACCTCTTTTATGTTCAGCCGCTTGTATATTAGAAATATAAAAATTAGCTTGAAATTCATCACCACTTTCTATTTCTTCCAGTCGAGTTTCTATATTACCAGTATTTTCTGTTGATGCCTGATTAGCTATGTACGAGTGTAAAAATGCACCATTTAATCTAATTTCACCACCGACCATTTGAGGTAAAAATGTTTGTTCGGGTGGTAATTCCATAATTAAACTTTCACCCTCTTTAGAATTATTACTATTAAATTTTATAATACTTGTAGTATCTCCAGTAGAGGCTACTCTTTTCTTTTGTTTTTGTAAATAAAAAAAATCTTGTAAATATCTTTCGTTGTGTATCTCTTGAGTTGCAAGTCTTATTTCTTTTCTTGATGGTGATATTTTATGAATAAAATATTTATATTCTCTTAAAAATAATTGTTTATGAGTAGTTCTTTCAAACATCTCACCATTTGGGTCTATAACTACATTACCATTTTCATTTGGGTCAACTCCTTCAGGTGGATTAAATATTGTACCATCCGCATAAACTAAAACATTTTGATAATCACCCGCTAATTTTCTTAAAAATTTATATTTTACTACATAACGACCTCTATCATAACCCAACTTTCTTAATATAGTTCCAGTTTTTAATTTTACAGTATCATCTGTATCTAATTCATAATCTACAGAATCTACTACAGAACTTTCTATAAAATTCTCATTAGTATCATAAATGTATACTTCTACAAAATCTCTACTATCTTCACTAAATCTTTGTCCTAAATATGAAAATTTTGGATCTGTAAAATCAAAGGTCTTCGACCCCTTTATTTGTAAAAGTTCTCTGTCTTTTTCTGATAATGTACTTGCCATAATTTTTCCATTTTAATCTATTAAATCACCATCAGGTATTCCATCAATAATACTTTGTTCTATTGAAGTAACCTCATCAAATGCATAATCACTTGCAAAGAAAGTAGCTAAATCAGGATATAATCTTTTTTGATAACTTTCTATTAACCATTTATTAAAATCAGTTGGATCTGTATTACTTACTACATCACCATTTTCAAGTCCTTCAGGTAACGTTTCTGCAAATTTAACTTCCAGTAATTCAGTCATAGTTCTATCTAAAACTGTATCTAAAAGTTTACCTTTTGTATACAATGGATAATCACTTTTAGATTTTATTGATTGTAATTTTTGTTGGTCTTCATTTATATAATCTTTATAAACTGTATCAGTAACTACTACGTCTTCTATACCATTACCAGTAAAAATATCTTCGAATGAATATAAATCAACTATATCACTTCTAAAATTATTATTAGTAGCTGAATCTTTCAATTGATTTAAATATTCAGTACGTAATCTACCAACAAAATCTTGATAAAAATCAACTGTTTTTAGTTCTTCTTTTGAATACGGCATTATCGTGACACTTTAAATGAATGTCCTTCGTCAAAAATCTGATCTATTTCATGAACAGTTCCACTTCCACTAATAAACCTAAATAACAATCTATAATACCTTTCAGGTTGATATCCATCTAACCATACATTAAAATAGTTACCACTACCATCACAACTTACTTTTGAACCAGAACCAAATGGAACAATAACATCATCTGTTTCCGCATCCCTTATAGAATAAAATGTACTACCACTTGGTAAATATTTTACAGTTAAATTAGATGGTGTAGTTGAATATGTTTTTGTAGGAAATCTTTCTCTACCAACAAGTCTAAATCTAACCTTAGATTTTTCGTTATATTTAGGTCTTAATCCTTTCATATAAATAACAACATCTTCTAACGCAGAACCAGTCAATTCTGATAAAGAAGTTGTCCAAGTAGAATCATCCCATACAACTTCTAATGTTGGAGGATATTTAGTATGTGTATCTCTTGAAAAGAATGCTAAATTACCTAATCTATCTGAACTGCCTTCATCAGAACCGGAATCTGTATTTCCAACACTACCACTTCTTTTAACTATAAATCCTTCATTTGGAACTGTTCCTGCAAACCACGTATTTACAATATCAGTAACATCCATTCTTATATCCCGTGTTTCATTATTTAAAGATTGTGATGCTTCATATCCACTACCACTATGCCAAGTAGCACCTGAAGAACTCATCGGTGAATACCATAATGTTCCATCAGTTTTACCATCTTTATATATCCAACTTGTACCTTCCGTAGTTACTGGATCATCGTGTAACTTACCATCACCCACATTCCAACTTTGACTTACTGGATATGCATAAAGACTTTGCGACATTGCTAAAGATGTAGGATGTGCATCAAATAAATTAAGAAAATATCTCGAACCTGTCAAATTAGGTTTTGGTATTTTTCCATCTGAAACTGATTGTGATATATGATTTAAATCAAATTTGAGAAGAGCTCTTGAAACTCTTTTAATAGTTGCCGCGTCATTAACATCTTTTCTTATTTCAAGAATCTCATCCATACCAGCATTTATACTTGAACTGGCTTCATATAAAGTTGTATCTTTGTCTGGAAATATAAAATAATGCATCTAATTAATCTCCCGCTCCTAAGTTATCACCAAGAACTTTTCCTTCTATATCTGAATTAGGATATTTTATTTCAAAAATGCTTGGGTCTAATGCTGGATATACAATACCTTCAATTAATGCACTCTCAATGTCATAAAAATTACCCGAATAACCATCTTCTACTTTATATTTATTTGTTATTAAAATAGGTAATGTACTTGGATTATTATCTTTAGGTGGTACAACTGATGACACCCCGTCTACTAATGACAATTCATATGCTATATCAGACATAATAATTGGTTGTCCTATTTGCCATCTATCCATATCAAAAAAATCTTTTACGCTAGCAACACATTGTAATAATACATCATTTTTATTATATCCATTTTTAGTTAAAATTGCAAACTTAATACCAATATTGATTACATACGCATCTTTAATATTAACAGCATCAGTTGCTAATCTAAACTGACCTAAATATGTTTTTAAATTTTCTTTAACAGTTTGATTTACTATTTCCAATTTTCTAAGTGAATTTAACCCTAATGTATACATATTCATAGCAAGTGGATTGGGTGTTCTAACTTGTAATGATTTTATTGTTCTTTGATTATCAACATCTTCTTGAGTTACTACATTCTCTAATTCAGCAACACCTACCTTTTCATTTAATTGATCATCTTGTACTAAATGAACTTTTGCAATATTACCATATTTTGGAGGCATAGAATATGCTCTAACTATATAATCCTCTTTAGTAACAGCTCTACTTTGTGCTTGAAAATACGCTAATGCAGTTTCTTTAACTTCCCTAATTGATTGACCAGCAGATCCACCCGTGGCTGGTTTAACATTATTAACAGCTACAGAGTCTTTTGCATTTTGTACTAACGCCGCAGATAAAGTAGAATCTTGAATTTCATAACTAACACCTGAAATAGCAGTAATATCATTTGACACAACATTATCATCTACACCACCACCATACGCATACTTAACAGTTAATGTAGTATTAGATGGTGCTAACCCAAAAGTTTTAGTTTTCAAAAAATTACTTGGATCAAACGCTGATGTAAGTTTACTTGGACTACCAGGTAAAGCAGAACCAACCATATCTGGATTTGGAATAATTTCTTCATCAGCATTAGCTGATGTACCTGCCCCAAACCTTAAAGTAGTTTTATCTTCCGTATCAATATACGTTGTAAATCTACGAGATGTTTTTTTCAATTTTAACAGATATGGAGCAGTCTCACTATTAATTACTGATGTTGGATCATTAGTAGAATTATTTTCCATATCTTCAAAAATCGTATCTCTTGCAAGAGAATCAACTTCATACCATAAATTTCCAGCACTATCAGTTACAGAAATAATTTCTATTATTTTTGCATTAGCTAATTTAATTTGAGTATATTTTTCTGCCGTTGTAAAAGTAAAAGTTTCTGAAGTTACCGTTCCACTTTCGGCTCTTACTCTTTTCTTTAATAAAAATTTTGTTGGTGCGCCACTATCCGTTTCAAATATTGTTACTTCTCGTGGATCATAAGAACTTGAAAATTTAAAATTACAATCTTCTAAAGTTCTAAAAGTTTTTCCTGTAGATGTTGAAGTGACTTGCATACCAGATTTAACAGTTAATGCATAACGATAATCTGGTTTACTATTTAATGCAGGAACTGTTTGAAACACGTCTAATACTGTAGTTGACGGTGATGTAACTTTTGGTGTATATCCAAATGATTGTGCTATATTATAAATATTTTTCTTTTCTTCTGCATATGCAAGTAACGATTCTCTAAATTGTGAATCAATATAATAAGAAAGAACATCACCAACATATGCCGCCATTTCAATAAACATCATACCAGGTGATGCCTCATTGAAATCATTATATGTATTTGGAAAATATACTTTAGCAAACTCTATAAGATTATTTCTAAAATCATTAAAATCTTTATTTAAATAATTTACTTGTTTTGTTACATTCTTTTTTGTACTTGTACGAGACATTTAATTACTCCTAAATTCGTCTTGCGGTATAACTCGCATCTACCCTAATTTGTTCAATTGACTCAGGATTCAAACTTGTAGAAAATTGAATCTCAACAATAATTCTATTCTCATCTCCATCTTCTGTCAAAGTATTTATACTTTCAACAATAATATATGGTAACCAGGTGTTAATAGATTTTCTAACTTCTTCATCAACTTTAGTTGGTAATTCATCATTTATTTGTTCAAAACATATTGCTCTCAAATTACTTCCAAATTCTGGTTGGCCAACTCTTTCTCCAATATGTGTTAAAAGTAAATTTTTAATATTATGTTTTGCCGCTGCCAATGTATTTTTTGTTTGTTCAAAATCAGAAGTAGCACTTCTTCTTAAAGGAAATGATAATCCAACATACGCATTTGGATCTAAATCTATTTCTTTTGCACTAGCCATTTTATTTCTTCTTATTTATCGCTTTCATTAACCCACTATAATCTCGTGTCAACGCATCTGTAATGTGTTCTGGTACTTGTTTTGATGTAACTCCTGCTTTCTGTAAAGTATCTACTGCCGCCATATCTCGTTTTTGTTCTTCTGTTTTACCGTAACCCATAAGTTCTTTTGCTCTACTCGAATCAAATGGTTTACCAGTTACAGTTGGATATTCGTCAAACTCTGAACTTTTTTTACTTAATCCTACAGTCTCATTTAAAACTTTATTTAAAGTTTCATTAGTAGTATAATTAACTTCTTTTTTTGATTTTTTAATTTTAGTTTTCTGTTTAGGAACTACTTTTGAAAGTTTAGAAGAAGTTTCTTCTTTAATAAATACTTTATTTATTTCTTTTTTAACCTCTTTACTAACAACTTCTTTGATTATTTTTATTAATTCCGTTTTCGTCATAATAACTTAACTCCTATACTGTTTTTACTGTTTCACTCAAATATCTTGAATTAGCTATTGCATCTTTAAGCATTACATTTTGTTTGCCTAATTCTGCAATTTCCTTACCCAACTCTATCGTTTCAGGAGTAGGTGTTCCACCGCTAGCAGTTAATTTAACTGAAACTTCCGTACCCTTCGTCACCATTGTTTGTTGATTTGTACTAATTTGTCCTTCAAATACCGCATCAAGTAACTTCTTCAACGAATTACCCTTAACAATAGCTTCAGTATTTTCTAATCCACCTAATTTAATTTCATCGTCCTTTACACTTAAATTAGGACTATTAATAATAATTCTTTCTTTTCCACTAATTCTAACAGAATCAGATTTCATTAAAACATTTTTACCTATTACTGATTCACCATCAAATATAATACTTTCATCTGTTGTTAAATAAATAGAAGAGTGGTCTGTTTCTATGTTTTCCTTCACAGGCTCCAATGGTAATTCACTTGTTTCACCTTGTCCTGCTCTTAATTTAATATTTGGCGAATTATTTTTATGGTTTAACCCAAGTTTAATTGAA